GAGACGGAGACCGCGCCTATAACTTCGCAATCGTCAATACCACGCTTAAAGCGGGTTCTGCACCAATGGATCAGATCAATGCGGCTGCGAACTCCATGAGCGATAAGGGCGTCACCTTGGGCACGCCAGGCACGTTACCGGCGACTCAGCTTCCCCGAGCAAAAGCCATGTATGGGAACTCTCGCGACTACCTTCGGAACGTCGCCCAGACGACTGATCAGTCATGGTCGATTCAGAATGAGAAAATCGTCTTCATTCCGGTGAAATCCTACCTTCCAGGGACCGCCGTAGTATTGACGAGCGATACCGGCATGATCGGGACGCCTCAACAAACCAACGAAGGCGTCAACGTCAAGTGCCTGCTTAATCCTCTGATCAGGCCCGGAACTCGAATCAAAATCGACAACGCTTCAGTGCAAAGACTGAAGTTAAACCTTTCCGACCCAAATGATCCGGTAAACGTCGCGCCTCCTCTTTCGGCCGATGGTACTTACTACGTTCTTCTGACCAGTCATGAAGGCGACACCCGCAACCCGACCTGGTACACGAGTGTCGTCGGAATTTTGATCGACATCACTACCAACCCGATTAATAGTGTGAGTACAAGCTATGGATCGTAGTGAACTTTTAAATGACAATGAGCAGGCTCTCCGTCTCGCGCTCGATGATCGCCAGTCCTCTATGTGGACGGCGATGCCTGCGATCATTCAAGCGGTCGATCTCGACGCAATGACTTGCTCAGTTCAGTTAGCTATCCAGGGCACCGTTCAAGATCAGACTGGCACAAGTCAGGCAGTCAACTATCCTCTTCTCGAAGACGTTCCAATTTGTTTCCCCAATGCAGGCGGTTTCTCGATCACGTTTCCCATGGCAATCGGCGATGAGGTTTTAGTCGTCTTCGGATCACGCTGTATCGATTCATGGTGGCAATCGGGGGGATATTTGAATCGACCGATGGAAGCTCGGATGCACGACCTTTCGGATGCATTTGCGATTCCAGGTCCGAGATCTCAACCGAAAGTTTTAGAGAGTATCTCATCAACTGATCTTCAAATCCGAAACGAAGACGGGACTGTTTTCTTAGCGGTCAAAGCCAATGGAAAGTTTACTCTTAAAAATTCTCACACTGATTTAAAAACGCTTCTCAGCGATCTTGAAAGCGCACTCAACACTTTCATGACGACGCTTGCAGGATTTTCGGGAGGCGCTTCTCCCGTTACTCAAGCCATGATCCAGGCACCGGCCGCAACCGCTGAAACGGCTTTAACCAACGTACTCACCGAGATAGGACAGTTACTCGCATGAGATACCGAATTTTAACCGCAGACAATGATTATAGTTTTGGAAATGGTCAGGCTGATTTTTATCACGACGTTCCCGAAGCCGTAGGTCAGTCAGTACTTACCCGACTTCTTCTTTGGCTAGGAGAATGGTATCTCGATACAAGTGCAGGCACACCTTATCTTGAAGGAATTCTCGGTAAGTACTCGCAGACCAACGCCAATATCACCATTCAAGATCAAGTTCAGCAAACAACGGGAGTCACAGATATTTCTTCTTACGACAGCGAATTAAATGCAGATACCCGCGCACTTTCCGTTCAGTTGAGTATTGACACTATTTACGGCCCGACTGCGGTGCAGATTGCGAACTATGTTAACTTCTGATTTGAGGAACTCATGAACGTATCGGACTTAGTTTACATCGATTCGACTGGATACCACTTCGCGGACTATCCGGCATTTCTCGCGTGGCTGACAGCGCAGTATCAGGCAATCTATGGTGCGGACGTTTATTTAGCGCCTGATTCTCAAGACGGTCAGCTCTTAGCACTTTTCGCTCAAGCGCTTTTCGATGTCGCTTCCGTCGGATCTTCTACTTATAATTCTTTTTCTCCCGTGACGGCTCAAGGCACAGGTCTTTCTCGTAACGTCAAGATCAACGGTCTCACCCGAAAAGCTTCTTCCAATTCAACGGTCGACATCACGATCGTAGGTCAAGCGGGCACTGTGATCCAAGGCGGAATCGTTCAAGATACTCTCATGCAAAAATGGGACGTTCCGACGACAACCATTCCTGGCGGCGGTTCAATCATCGTTACTGCCGTCGCAGAAGTTCAAGGCGCTCTCGCTGCGGCTCCAAATACCGTGACGACAATCTTCACACCGACGTTAGGTTGGCAGTCGGTGACCAACGTCCTCGCGGCAACTCCCGGCGCTCCGGTCGAAACCGATGCCGAACTTCGGGTCAGACAAGCGGTCTCAACTGCCGATCCTTCTCTCACTGTTCTTGACGGCACGACTGGCGGAATCTCAAATCTTCCAGGCGTTCAAAAAGTTCAGCCCTATGAAAATGATACGGGCACGACCGACGGAAATGGAATCCCGGCTCACTCGATTTGTATGGTGGTGTTAGGCGGCGACACGACAGCAATTTGTAATGAGATCGCTCTTCATAAAACGCCGGGTTGCGGAACTTATGGAAACACATCAGAAACGGTATACGACGCTCACGGGATGCCTCTCACGATCGCTTTTCAAAGGCCAACGCCTGCGACGATCGATGTCGTGATCACCGGAGGAGCTTTAAACGGTTGGTCTTCTGATTTCATTCCAGAAATTCAGCAAGCGGTTGCCGACTACATCAATTCGCTCCCCATCGGTTCTGTCGTTTATCAGTCTCAAATTTATCGCCCAGCTTACCTGATCGGAAATCCTAACGGCAGTACGTACAACATCGCCACCATAACGATTGCAAAAAACGGCGGCGGCCCGGTCTCGACAAGCATCGCGCTCGACTTCGATGAAAACCCAATCTGTATAGCCGCAAGTGACGTGACGGTGACGATCACATGAGCAAAGACGTTCAAGACTACTTAGATCTGATCACGTCAGCATTCCAGGGAAAGCCTAATTTTACGGCTGTCATCACGGCCCTGGTTTCCGCTCCGGTTCAGATTCAGGCAGTTATGCAGTCGATGATTCCTCTTTTCGATGTCGACGTCGCGGTCGGAGATCAGCTCGATATCATCGGTCAATGGGTTGGAGTTTCGAGAAATATTGCGATCCCGATCACGGGAGTTTATTTTAGCTGGGATGGAACTGATCCGACGGTGGGTTGGGATTTTGGAACTTGGCAACCTTCGAATCAGCCTACGGCGATCACTTCCCTTCCTGACGATGCTTACCGGACATTGATTCGCGCCAAGATCGCCGCTAACCAATGGGATGGGACGACAAATGGAGCTTACGCGATTTGGGATCAAGTCTTTCCCGACTCGACCATTCTCATTCAAGATAATCAAGATATGACGTATGATCTCGCCGTCGTCGGTGGGATTATCGATTCGCTTACGCTTGCGCTCTTGACTGGCGGGTATATACCGCTTAAACCCGAAGGAGTTCTCGTAGCAGCTTATTATGTTTCAGTCGATACCGGTCCTGTCTTCGGATGGGATGTCGAATCGGCTCAGCTCGGAGGCTGGGACGAAGCTTCATGGGTCAGAGAGATTGTCCCAACTTGAAATTTAAAGGAGATATTTGAATGGTGCCAACGAATGATTTTTTACCCTTTTGTCCAACCGATACCGGAACGAATTTAGAATCCCAAGCGAACTATCTCGTCGACGCTGATCGAACGAATGGAAATCAACCGGGGATCGCCAGTTCCAAACTCAACAACAAAACGCTTCGTCAGGCGTCTTTCATCGCGTCTCAGATTGCGCAATTTATTACAAATAAAGTGAACGGCGACGTTCTTGACAATGCAAACGCAGCTCAACTTCTTTCTCAGATCTATTCGTCTTTCGATCGATATTTTCCGAACTATACAAGCCTTTTGACCGGCACCGGAACGTTCAACACGACTTATCTATTTCAAATTTCATCTGGTAACGCTACCGCAGCCGCAACTTATACCGTCGGAGGCGTCACCTACACCGTGATTTCGACGATTTCCGCAGGCGTTCTTTTGAAGGCTTCGGGCAATACAGCCCCACCAACGTCGGGGACTTTGACGAAAACTGGCGGAACCGGTGATGCGACTCTTACGTTCAATTCGGTCCGCGCTCCTCTCTACATGAAAGTTCGTGCAGTCGGCGGCGGTGGCGGCGGTGGCGGCTCCGCTTCTGGCGGTAACGGCGGCACCGGAGGAACTACAACTTTTGGAACCTCACTAGTTACTTGCGTCGGCGGAGGCGGCGGAAACGTCAATTCCGCTGGCGGTGTCGGAGGTACGGCAACTTTAGGTGCAGGTGCAATCGCCTTAGTCCCAGCTCTTACGGGTACTGAAGGTCAGACAATTGGAAACGCGTTACCTTCTCAGCAAATTGGATCAGGATCGGGCGGAGCGTCCCCCCTTGGTGGTGCGGGCGGTCTCATCGGATCAACTCTTAACGGTGCGCAGGGGATCGATAATACCGGGTCAGGCGGAGGCGGAGCGCTTTCTCCTATCAACGGAAGTGCAGGATCGGGCGGAGGTTCTGGCGGTTATATCGAATGCGTGATCACCAATCCTAGTGCGGTTTCGACTTGGGCATGGGCAGTCGGTGCGGGCGGTACGTCAGGAACCGCAGGCAGTACGCCTACATCAGGCGGTACAGGCGGCGTCGGCGGTAAAGGCGCAATTTACATTGAAGAGCATTATCAATAAGGAGTCTTGTGAAACACCTTCTCTTAGTTAGTTTGATTTTGTTTACGGTGGCGGCTTTTGGGGATACGCCGCCACCGGGCACGGTGAAAGCGAAAACTTTCTCAGGCGACGGCGTCACCTCGATCGGTGCGTCGGGTAGCTCTCTGAACGTCGATGTCACGAGTTCAGCGCTTGCAACAAACGCTTGCCAAGAGACGGGGGGTAACCTCGCTGCGATTCTGTCAAAGTTGAATTCTTCTATAGCTGTGACAGGCACTTTCTGGCAAGCAACTCAACCCGTTAGTGCTGCAAGTCTCCCTCTCCCTACCGGAGCGGCGACTTCGGCAAATCAAACGAATGCAAGTCAGAAGACTCAGATTGTTGACGGAAGCGGAAACGTGATCGCGTCGACAGGAAACGCTTTGAATGTCTCCGTCGGAAGTATCGTACTTCCGACGGGTGCAGCAACCGCCGCTCTTCAAACGTCAGGAAATACTTTACTCTCGACGATCAACACGACGTTAGGTTCGCCTTTTCAGGCGGGGGGTTCGATCGGTAACACTGCTTTTGGTATATCGGGCACTCTCCCCGCTTTTACTAGCACTCCAACCTTCAATCTCGGAACGCTCAACGGAGCTGCGACAGCGGCAAATCAAGCAACTGAAATCACTGATCTAGCAACGATCGCCTCCAATACAACCAATGCAGGCACTCCAGTCGTCAGCGGTTCAGTAACAGTGACTCAGGCGACGGGAACGAATCTTCACACAGTGGTGGATTCGTCCGCACTCCCAACCGGTGCCGCAACTTCGTCTTTACAGACAACGGGAAATACTTCTCTCTCGACGATCGTAACAAACACCGGAAATATTCCTGCTCAAGGTCAAGCGTTAGCGGCCGGAAGTCTTCCCGTCGTTTTACCCGCCGCTCAAATCACGACGTTGACTCCTCCGACTTCAGTGACAGTGACTCAGGCGACGGGAACGAATCTCCATACCGCAGTGGATTCGTCCGCACTTCCGACCGGAGCGTCGACTTCCGCTCTTCAGACAACGGGAAACACTTCTCTTTCGTCAATTGACGGAAAAACCCCTTCTCTCGGGCAAGCTCTCTCCGCCGCATCAGTTCCCGTCGTTTTACCCGCTGCTCAGATCACGACGTTGACTCCTCCGACTTCAGTCACGGTAACCCAAGGGACTGGATCAAATCTCCATGTTACCGTCGATAGCGCACCGACGACGGCCGTAACTGGGACTTTCTGGCAAGCTACTCAGCCCGTCAGTGGGACTTTCTGGCAGGCCACACAGCCCGTCAGTGCGGCAAGCTTACCTCTTCCGACAGGTGCCTCGACTTCCGCTAAACAACCCGCTCTAGGAACGGCAGGGAGCGCCTCTAGTGATGTTCTAACTGTTCAAGGGATCGCCAGCATGACGGCCTTGAAAGTGGACGGATCGGCCGTTACTCAACCGGTAAGTCAGGCTCCGTCGGCTCTCACCATTCATCAGGCAACGGTGACGATCGGGACGTCGGCGGTACGCCTGACTTATAACGGATCGGCTCCCGCTTCGACTCGCGTTCTGTTGGTGGCGCAGCTCGATGCTGCGTCGCCCGCAAGTTGCTATTTCGGATCTTCAAGCGTGACGACTTCTTCGACCACTCAAGGCGTTCAAATGTTTGCGGGTCAGACCTACAGTTTCAATAACGATGCCGGAGATTACTACGCAATTTGCGGGTCTTCTTCTCAGTCGTTTCACATCACGGAGCAAGAATAATGCGAAAGTTCAATATTGCACTTTTACTGCTCGTCTCAACTTTAGCTCAAGCTTCTCTGAACGTCTGTCCCAGAATGCCCGTTGCGACTGCCGTCACCAATCAATTCTTGACTTCGATCTCGGCATCAGGCGCGACGACTCTTGCTCAGCCTTCATGCAGTAATCTTTCGGGAGTCGCGGCTTCATGTTCGACCGATACAACGAACGCCGCAAATATCTCAAGCGGCGCTCTTCCCGCAGGTCGTATGCCTGCGCTGACTGGAGACGTGACAACGTCAGCGGGAGCGGTTGCCACAACTCTTGCGACGGTCAATTCAAACACCGGATCTTTTGGTGATTCAACTCACGTTCCTGCAATCACCGTCAATGGGAAGGGCCTTATCACTGCGGTGACGAGTACTGCAATCAGCGGCTCAACGCCTCCCGGAAATTATTATTGGAGTGGATACTACCCGGCGTCGGGTTCTAATGAATGGAGTACGACAAGTACCGGTCCTATAGGAGATTTTTCGGTGACGGGTACGATCCCCTCACCTACAGTACTTCAACAAAGCGGATTCACCGTCTCAAAGGCAACGTCGAGTTTACCGGGAATTAATTTTTCAGCGCCTCGAACCGGCACTCTAAAAATGGTCGTACACGGTACGGTCGTGCCGGGATTAAATGCGGCGGCTACTCAAGCATGGTTACAGTTAAATGAATCGACGACTTCAACAACTCTTGATTCTACTCAGTGGTACATCACGGCCAATAACGTTCAACAAAAAAACGAACAGTTCACACTCGTCGGATATTTTACGACAACCGCAAGCACGACTTATAATTTTAAACTTCAAGGATTCATCACGTCAGGAACTTTTTATATTGGTGGTTACACCGCTGCCGGGGTTTCAATGCTTACCTTCACAATGGACTACATAAACTAAGGGGATTAAATGGAACTAGCACCGGTCTTGGCTCCCGTCACTTGCGAAGTTACTTACGATCAACCCGATCTCGACGTCGCGATGTCCACTTACGACACGACGTCAGGTTCGCCGGTATTAATCGACGGCCCGACCGCGATGACTCTTCTTTATGGGAATACCTATATCGGAAAGACTCCCGAATTTCAGTCTGCCCACTCCTATGTGGTGGTGAAAGCAGTATATACCGATAATACCTTCGATACGTTGAGCCCGAACTATGCGGCCGGAAGTGAAAGTTTCTTTGCTCAAGATTCGGCAGGCGGTGGTTCGGTGCAGCCTGGAAGTGTTATCGGATACGTCGACGAGCCTCAAAACGTCGTAGGATACATCAATTGCTAAAGGGGATTTTATGGAATCATGTCAGTGCGGGCAACAAAATGTTTTTTCGATTTATCAGGGCGACAATAAGACGATGTCGCTCAAAGCCGTTTATGCGGAGAGCGGCGATCCTCTCGATCTCACGAGCTGCACCGAAATCGTCGTGTCACTCCCCAATCAAGACGGAACCTTCTCGACCTTCAAACTTTCATTAAGCACGGTCACGATTACTAGCCCTGCGGTGTTAGGAAAATTCACGATCCTAGTGACGACGCTCATTTCGAATCTTCTCAATGTGGGAGTACTTCAAAGCTTTGATGTCGCCTTCACCATATCGGGACAGACTTTTACCGTGAAATATTTCCAGGCGCTTTCGGTGTTTGAGAACTAAATGAACGTTGACCAGCTTATTCAACTCGGCCTCCTACTCGTCGGCCTTCTCTCGATCGGCCTCACTTTGATTTCGTTCAACGATATTCGAGCGAAGTCCAGGGAGGAGACTCGTCTTAAGAACGAAGAGAAGTTACAGGCCAACGCTCACGAGCAGGCGAAAAGAATTGAGAATTTAAAAGAGTCGAGAGTCGATTCTCTTTTTGCTGGGATGGCTCAAGCCATGAAACAGATGCAGGACCAGCAAAAAGAGATGTCTAAAGAATATCAGGGTGTCTTAAGTGACCTACGGCAAAATCGGGCTGAGATGCAGCTCGATCGCCAGTCCGCGAAAATAGAAATCGAACACATTAAAGAAACGCTCAAAGAACTCCGAACAGAAGTCAAAAGCATAGTAGTCAACATTCCGGGCTCAGGCGGTTTACAGAGAGTAACCGGCGGTCCGAAATTTCCAGGGGGATAAGATGAAATCAGTTTTTAAATTCGTTTTCGCATTCACATTCGTTCTAGGATTCATGATTGGCGTCGCTCACGCGGATACCGGCTCGGCAGTCACTTCACTTCAGATGCCGGGTTGGGTTGTTTCAGTGATCAAAGAACTCGAAAACATTCCGGCCATCGGACACATTTTGGTGGCGATCATCGGTGTTCTTGCCGTCGCGACTCCGATCTTGACCGCTCTTTCGGCTCTTCTGATGGGGATTCAAAAGGCATTTAACATTGCAGGTCTTCTTCCCGAAATTAATTTCCTCAATCAAAAACTTATCCCTTGGGTTGCGATGTTCTCGAACTTAAATGTTCAGCCTGCGTCTGCGCCGAATCTAGCCCCTACCGTGGCCGTGGCTCCGGTCGTTGCTGCGACCGCCGTATCGAGTACGCCTAGTACTCCTAGCTCATGATCCTTTCCTTAATCATCGCCATCGTCAGAGGCTTGATGAGAGACCCCGAGATGCGATCCATCATCGAGGGGTCTCTCAAGACCGCTGCGGCCGAAATGATTTTAGAATTCGAAAGAAATCCGGCTTACAAGAATGCCTATGAGCAGCTCTCGGCAGAATTGAAAAACCCTAACCTCACAGTGGAGCAAGTTCAAGATGTTGAAAAACGCATTCAAGCTCTTCACCGCAATCCTCCTCAACCTATCTCTTCTTAGTTGCTCTCACATTTTAGTGAGAACTGTCACGCCTCCGTCTTGCGCAATTAGAGCGCAGGGCTTAATCTGTCCCGACAAGGCGTATAGTTTTTCCGATCCGGCCATTTCAGAATTTCAGTGTGTTTCCGGTTCAGACTGGGAAACGCTGACGGAGCGGTACACTAAATGAACGATGAGATGATCCTACTTCCCGAAGGTCTAAAGCTGATTGAAGACGACGAACATCTCATGCTCTCGGCCTATAAGCATTTCCCGAAAGAGCCCTGGACGATTGGCTACGGCCACACCAAAGACGTGGTCGAGGGAATGACCTGTACCGAAGATCAAGCCGTGCAATGGTTGAAAGAAGATGTCGCAGAAACTTGCCGATTGGTGAAACACGCGCTCCAAATGACTTTGAATAACTATCAGTTCTCGGCCCTGGTCTGTCTCACTTTTAATATTGGTTACGGGCGCTTTCGAGAGAGTGATCTTTTAAAATTGATCCATGCTCAAGAAATCTATTTGGCCGCCGAAGAGTTTGTCAAATTCGATCACGTCGACGGAAATGAAGTCGCGGGTTTAAGAGAACGAAGGCTTGCCGAGAAGGCCATGTTTTTGACCGGTTTAAATTAATGTCGTCCTCCGACGATCGTCTCGTAGCTCAGTGGTAGAGCGACCTCTAGGGGCCATTTAGAGGGAGTCGCAGGTTCGAATCCTGCCGAGACGTTTTCTTCTACTCCCAAATATTAGGGAGTAATTGTTAATGAAATCCCAAATCAAGGCCCGAGCTGATCCGGTCTTTGTACGCCTCTAAAACCCAACTGGCCTCATAACGGCTGCACCGAGGACAGGTCATCAAGACTAATATCTGATCGCAAAGCTTCACTCCTTTGAGTTCCCAACCGCTCTCTTCGAACGCTTCCGGGTCGTCATGTGGACAGAGATCCCGGTGAGCCTCTTTACCGCACGCCTGGCAGGCGTATACGGCGTTACTTACGATATCTTGCACCGATCCATCCTTTTGCCTTCAACGGCAGGCCAGGGGCCCAGCCAGGCTGCTCACACATGATTTTGGTGAAGGCTTTCAGATCTGCCTTCCCTTTGAGCACTTCGCATAGGCCCTCATCGTAAACCGACAAAAGTACTCTGTAACCGGATTTCTCTAACCGGGGAAGGGCAGGCATCATGACGTCACGCGCCACCGCTTGCACCACATTTTCGGTGAAGATCCCACCATGAGCAAATTCAGTGGCGAGTTTTTTCTTTGACTTATCGAGCCCGAGAAACTGAACCGTCTTCTT